TGATACTCGTGTTGGTAAAAAGTTAGACAATTTTTCGTTATTGAGTTGTAATCTCCATGTTAAATTTATTATCAACGCGTCCCCATTTTATTATGGAATGCTTATTGCATCATGGCGACCAGTCGTAAATTTTGCTAATGATAATATACAATCTGGAGATACCTACGCCTCGGACTTGATCCCTCTTTCGCAGAGGCCTCATATTTATCTATATCCACAAACTTGTCAGGGTGGAGAAATGAAGTTGCCATTTTTCTATTTTAAAAATTGGTTGCGCGTGAATGATCATAATGAATTTAACAATATTGGTCAAATGACATTGCGTTCTATTGTTCAACTTCAGAACGCTAATTCTAATGCTTCGACTCCCATTACTATCCAAGTTTTTGCTTGGGCTAGTGATGTTAGAGTAACGGCTCCAACTGTTGCTCTATCTCTACAGTCAACAGATCAATCATCTGTGGATGAGATTAAATATAGAGTTGAAATGCGATTACGCGAAATAGCTCGCCTAGTTGGTCTTTTGCAACATGATATTAATGCTATTGTCGAAAAGTCTAAGATTGAATCATTGGAATTTTCTGAAGAAGAAATTTTGTTTCTTAAAAACCTTCTTACAGATACAAAAGACAATGTTGAAACAATTGTTTCGCCTTTGGTGGTTCAATCGAGAGATGAGTATGGTACGGGTTCAATCTCTGCGCCAGCTTCGGCGATTGCTCGTGCGACTGGATTGCTTAAACGAGTTCCAATAATTGGCCCATACATGACGGCAACATCTATGATTAGTGATACAATTGGGCAAATTGCCCGAATTTTTGGTTTCACTAATGTGCCTGTCATATCAGATGTTCAACCTTTAAAATCTTTGGTATTTCATTCGTTAGCATCATGTTCAATTGGTGGTCCAATTGAGAAGCTCACTTTTGACCCTAAGAATGAGTTAACCATTGATCCGCGTGTGTGTGGTTTACCACCTCAAGATGATATGTTGATCTCTAATATAGTTCAGAGAGAGAGCTATTTAGGTCAATATACTTGGGGAGCCGGAGCGGCAGTAAATTCCTTGATTTTTGGTGCTGCTGTGCAGCCTGAAATGACGGGTGTTTACACTAGTGGTGGTGGTGTGTTGTATCGTAATGCAACACCTATGGCACACATACAGAAAATGTTTAAATATTGGCGTGGAGATATTATTTTTAGATTTCGGTTTATTTGTTCGAAATTTCATAGAGGAAGAGCTTTGATCCAATGGGATCCCGAGGGGGATATAGTTGGTCAAACTTCTACATCTAATGTTGTTTTTAC